TTTCTTTGGATTTTTTGTTTTTGATGCTGAGAATGAACTATCATCTTCACTATCAGGATCTACAGCACTACGATGTCTTGTACGTCTTTCTGCATCATCCAGTTTTGAACGCATTCTCTTTGCTTCATCAGGAGAATAAGTATTACCACTATTATACCATTCTTTACCTTCGTGTCCTCTACCTCTAGCTTCTGCTCTTTTCTCTTTTCCAGCAAGACTTCTTCTACGCTTTTTGAATGCTGCCTTATCAAGTGGTTTATCAACTGGAGTAGGTCTTACACCTTCTTCAACAGCAGCGACCTGCTCCAGATAAACTCTGGAAATATCATTCAGAGGATTAGTAGACATCTTAATTAAGCACTTACTTTTTGTTTCTTATACTTATTTATAAATTTGTCTAAAAACGAAGTTCCACCTGCTTGAAGATTTTGCTTTCCTAAAGATGCTCCTGGAGTTTGTTTCAATGCATACTTAAGATACCCAGTTGTTCCAGCAAGTGTGTTTGGTTTTCCTGGTGCTCTGTACATACTATCCATTTTCACTTCAGTATATTCCATCAAATCTTTAATCCAAGACTTGAACATATAACCTTCTTCTGACACACAAATTAAATGATTTGTTCCTCTACGCATCACTTCGCCAATTAAACCAGTGTTTAAGTTTTGTACTTTATCACCAATTCTAAAAATTTTTCCTCTTACATAATTCTCACGAAGATTTCTCATATCATACTTTGGAGCAATCTCCCATAGTGCATAACTTTCTTTCTTTACCTTTGATTTCTTTACACCCATTCCTTGACGAACTGCATTAAAGAGTGCTTGAGTATCAGCATCATTCAATGTCTTTGGTGTTCCTCTACGGAAAGAATCAAAGTCATCATCTACAACTGCTTTCCTCATCTTAGATGCAGACATTCCTTCTACACCTTCAGCATCAGCATCTCTTACACCAGCAGATACAACACGAATTAAATCGAAGTTGTATAATTCTCCATTATACTTTTGTGCAAGGTTTTCAAACTCTGCCTGACGATCAGATCCAACGACAATATTAACATTAGTATATCCTTCTTCACTTGCATTAATAAGGACATTAAAGATGGTCTTCATCTCATCATCATTAATAATATTTTCCTCAAATTCGGGGAACATTTTTTTCATAAAAGAAACTTTAGCATCAGGATCTAAAGGATTTTTCTTTGGATCTTGAGACCTTGATGGGTAGATTTTAACATCTCCACCAGCAGAGATTCTCTTTGCAGACTTTAAGAGTTTATCGTGTCCGATTGTTGGTGGATTAAAGCGACCAAAGACAACAGTGAGTGGTGGGAGTTCTTCTGCAGGTTGCTCCTCAGGTGCTTGTCCAGGTGCTGCTTGAGGTTGCGGTGCGGGTGCTTGTGCTGCTTGAGTTGGTTGTGCAATTGAAGCAGCAGCAGTTGGTTGTCTTCCTGCTGCTGGTTCTTCTACACTCTTTGGTTGGCGACCATCAATAAACTTGAGTTTTCCTTTTTCTGTTCTCGCAACAACTTTACCGGAACGATCAAGCCATCCTCCGTGACCATCTCCACGGTAACCCAGTTTTTTCGCTTGCGTTGCTGCTTGCGATTCTGTTGCTTCAGATAAAAATTGGAAAAAACTTTTCATATTTTGTGTTGATATACTTATATTTATTCTAATTTTATGTACGGGGCAGAAAAACTTGCCTGAGAACTTGCATACAAGTATATATCTTTTACAACTTCATCTGCCTTATCTTTTGGCGCATTTTCCATAGTTAAAAGTAGTTTCAATACCAAATACTTCGAATATCTATACTTATTTGATTTTGCTTGTATAGTTTTCGCCATAGCAGATACTTCAGTTGTTTTTATCAACTTATATTCTGCCATCATCTTTGCAATATCTTCTGCGTGTTTATCACTATTCTGTTCTGCCAATCTAGCGGATTCTTGAGAAGAGGGAAGTTCTTTAAATCCGTGCCTTTTTAAAATGTAATTTAACGGACCCAAAGATACTTTACCTTGGTTTGCAGATGCGCCTTTAATTTCTCCCTGCCATCCAGTTAATGAAGTCTCTCCACCAAAACTTCTAAACTGAATCTTCTCACTTGTAGCAGCCCCCCATTTAATATACCCATCCATTGCGTCCAAAGTTGTAGTAGTCCCTCTAAAAGATGCTGTTGTAATTTTTTTATCTGTAGGGAAATTTTTTTCAGAAATTTTTGCTGTTCCACTTTCATTTTTCTTCAAAGAAACACCAATAACTTGATTACTTTGAATGTATTCAAACATTTTTTCATTCAAACCCTTTAGCGTCCTTTCTTCAGAGAGGTCTCTAATTGCAGAAGAGTTTGATATCATATAAATGTCTGCTGGACTCCATTTATTAAGATTACCAAAAGCACGTTCTTGTCTGTTTATATCAGTAAATGTTTTTTCTATTGTATTAACTAACTTTGATCCTCTATGAAAAGTAAAGTTTGCTTTTCCGCCATATCTTTTATACAAAGCATTAGCACCTGCGATAGAAGATTCAATCCAATCGTCTGGTAAATCATTTATCAATTTATCAAAACTTTCATCAGTATCTGCTGTTGCAAGTGCCTTCTTAAAATTATCTTTTGTAAGATCTTTATTCGTAATTGGTCTTTTTAAGACATTAAATGCTAAAGCAGCATAAAGGGCTTGGGCAGATTCTGCCATTTTAGTTACAGCAGCTCCTGCACCTGAACCGCCACCAGCACCTTTTTTATAAATTAACTTAATTACAGACTTAGATTTTTTTAGGTCTATTTTTGTTACGGGAAAAGAAGATTCGCTTTTATCAATTTCATTTACAAAGGGAATTCCTCTTTTCTTAAGTTCCTTTGAAATAGAATCTTGCGCTTCTGCTCTTTGCGCCGCAATAATTCTAATTTTATCTACTTTAGGACCTGCCTTTACAACTTTGGTCTGATATTTTTGCAATGCCACATTGACAGCCAGCAAAATTTCAGTATCTGTCATTTTTTATTTTTATTTATGGAGAATAGGGGACTCGAACCCCTCACCCCTGCCGTGCAAAGGCAGTGCTCTACCAAAATGAGCTAATTCCCCGAGTAAAGATATTATAAAACCCCCCAACTAAAAAGTCAAGGGGTTAGAGCAACCTTCCGTGGTTATTTATCAGTCAGTTGGATTTGCCATAATCTTTAGTGCATCTTCTCTCGTATATCCTTGCTCTATTAGTTCTGCAAGAGTAGTATCAAAGATATCAAGTCCTTCTTTAGTTACAAGTCCAACAACATTTTTATTTTTCTTCGTCACCTTATCCATATAAGAAATGCTTTGCTTTTGTTGATCAGCATATCCCTTTCCTGTTGATGGAGAAAGACGCTTATCACCACCTCTTCTTTCTGCAGATGCTGCCTTTCTCATTTCTGGGTCAGCACCCTTTACTGCTTCATCAACTTCTTGAGGAGCATACATTTCAGAATATGCTTCCATCAAACCCTTAAGATTATTGGTATCCATTTTTTACAAATAGTTTTTTATTTATTTATAAAAAAAAAGACCCCTAAGGGTCACTCAACTACTTGACTGATTGCATCATCAAGGTCAGCAATCACTTCACGAATTTCAAAAATGCGAATTGGAGTAGTGTCAATATTATTTGTATATCCTTTTTGTGCTTCAAAGAGAACTTGGCGGACTGCAGCAGCAGAACGCACATCCATTTCAATAGTTACTTTATTCACAGGTCTCCCTCCTTACGATTTTCAGAACGCTCAATACTGAAAGCACCTTCAGGATAACGAGCATTTAGTTTATCAAAATTCATTTGAATAACTTCTTCAATAGAAATATCAAGTCCAAGACACGCTTGAGACACATACCACATAATGTCTCCAAGTTCTCGCTTCAGGTGAAACAAGTTTTCTTGAGTAACTGGTTTGCCTTGGAATACGATCTTCTTTACAATTTCAGTAAATTCACCTGCCTCAGCAGACATTCCTACAGCAGCGGTTAGCATTCGCTCAGTTGGAAAATTATGTTCTCGCAGTTCCATAAGACTGTTGATGAAAGAAACATGGTCTTTACTGGGATTAGAGGTAGTGGTATTAACGAACTCAACGTACTTATTAAGATCAATAGTCATTAGAATTTAAATCCTTCGAATGTTTTCTTTGGTTTCTTTTCTTCATAATCATACTCTTCATCCTTTCCATTGTCAAGGATATCATTCTGAGCAGATTGTTCGCAATCATAAAGACGCATCTTTGCACGATCAATACCAATCACGAAACGCTTATGAATGGTAGGGTCATTATATCGGTTCTTAAGTTGTTTAACAAGAATTTGTCCTAGACCTTCTAAGTCTTCTGTTGAAATTAATGCAAACATCAAGTCAGCTGTTGCAGGAAGACCGAAACTCTCAGAAGTATCAGTCAGTTCCACATCAGAGTTGCTATTATGAGTTAGAACATTATTAGCATAAAAGAGATGATTTCCGGATACTTCAATATCAATCATTTCTCTTTCATCAAGTTCTTCAATTTTTAGAATTTTTTTTAATATCATTTCAACAAAGTTTCAAGAGGATTTGGTAGTGAATTTTCAATTCTTTCTTTTGCTATATTAAAGTAATCTTTA